TACCCCCTCAGGCTCACTACGTTCGCCAGCTCCCCCAAGGGGACGCCTTTGCGCTATGCCGGAAACCTTGCCGCCACCACCAAAAGCCGTCCCCTTGAGGGACGACTTCCCCCGCTCCGGGGGAAGATGTCGCATAGCGACAAAAGGGGGCGTGTGGCTTGACGCGAAGCGGCAAGACGGAAGGGGTAATTCCCGGGCGCTCCTGCAGGCGTCAAACGCAAAAGCAGCCAGACCGGGCGGTCTGGCTGCTTTTATAGCATACAAGAATATTTTACTCTACATCTTCATCCGCGAAGATCCACAGCACCTCGTTGATATGGGAGCCGCTGCGGGAGTAGGGGGTCACACGGATGCAGAAACTGCGGCCGTCCATCTTGCGGTAGCGGTGCTCCAGCAGGTTGCTGCTGAACACGGTGCTGCGCACAAGGCCGAAGTCCAGCAGATCCGCAAAGCCGTCCCGGTTCTCCGGCGCTACCAGCGTGTCGCGGTAGTTGGTCAGCGCAGCCCGGAAAGAGCCGCCGCAGGTATCCAGAATGGTCTGGAAGTAATCCGGCACAATAACGGGGCGCACGGTGTCCTCCTGCAAGTCCACCACGATCACCGTCTTGTATTTGGGGGCAAGCACCTTCAAGAAGTGCTCGGCGTCCCGCTTTTCCTGCAGGGTACGCTCCATCTTTTCGTTCAGGCCTTCCAGCTGGCGGGCGCGGCCGTTGTGCTCGTAGTAGGTCTGCCGGTCCTGCCGCATGGCAGCCTCGGCCTTGGCCACGGCTTCGTCCACATGGCGCAGGTCGGTGGTCTGCTGGATGCCCACCGAGATGGCGTAGTCCTTTTCCTTCAGGAAGGCGCGCATCCGGTCTGCGGTGCTCCACACGCTGTAGGGCGGCTCGTTGGGAGTGAGGATGATAAATTCATCACTGCCAATGCGGTACACCCGGCTGGTAGCAAAGAACTTGCGGGCGGCATTTGCCAGACAGCATAGCAGGGTGTCGCCGCTGCGGTGCCCCAGATGCTCGTTTACCTCGTGCATCCCCACCACATCAATATAGGTGCACACCACGGATTCGTACCCGCTGTGGGGCAGCTCCCGCAGGTCGGTTTCGTACCGGCTGCGGTTGGCAAGGCCGGTCAGGGTGTCGTGGCTGTAAGAGAAGTCCAGCTCCTCGCTGAGCTGGTCGGCCTGTGCATCGTTGCGCACCAGCACGGTCGCCCATGGGTTCTGGGCGCAGCAGCCCCGGCAGGGCAGCACCTCTGTGGTGACCCAGATATACTGGCCGGACACGTTCTCGCGGTAGCGGTAGAACTCCGGCGCAGTGGCGTGGTACAGCACAGAGCGCAAAGCTTCCAGATCGGTCTGCTCCAAGAACAGGTCTGCGTCCTCCTCGTGCACGATCTTTTCGTTCACCAGACGGTCGCAGTAGTTGACAAAATCCTCTTCCTTTTCCAGATCCGCACCCAGCAGGCGGGCGTCCCGCTTGATCACCCGGTACGCACCGGTGGCAAGGTTCAGCAGCGAGATCTCCAGCACGTTATCGGTAAAGATCTGGTAGGCCTGCAAGGCCAGCGCAGTCTTTTCGGTGCCCGGGTTCTCCACCCGGCGGTCGCGGCGCATCAGGTCGCGGCGCAGATCCCAGTAATCCTGATTGGTGGGATCTGCCAGCAGTTTTTCGGCGTTTTCCACCGGCATGGGCTTGAAGAAATAGTAGCCCTGCGAGTACAGGCAGTCCGCCGCCTGCAGCATGGACACCTGCTCCGGGGTCTCCACGCCCTCGGCGATGATGGGCAGGTTCAGCCGGTGCGCCATATCCACCACCGACTCCACGATCTGCACGCCCTTGCTGCGGTTCTCCTGATTCATGTCGATGAGCTTCATGTCCAGCTTGATGGCATCGACGTTGGTATCCTTGAGCATATTCAGCGAGGAATACCCGCTGCCGAAATCGTCCATCATGACCGAGAAGCCCTTGCGGTGCAGCCCCTGAATGGCGTTTTCCACCATCTGGGTGTCCTCGGCCACCATGGTCTCAGTGATCTCAGCCAGCAAAAGCTTTGGCTCCAGCTTATATTTTTCCACCAGATCTGCAAAGATCTGCGGCACATCCAAGTTCAGGATATCCTGCACCGAAACGTTCACCGACACCGGCACAAGGTTGCTGCCGCTTTCCTGCCACTTCTGCAGGGTCTGGCAGACAGATTCCCAGATGTACTGGTCCAGCCTTGTCACAAGGCCGGTGCGCTCCAGCAGCGGCATGAACTCGGCGGGAGGAACACAGCCCCGGGTGGGGTGGTTCCAGCGCACCAGCGCTTCCATACCCACGATGGCGCGGGTGATGCTGTTACACTTGGGCTGCAAAAAGAAGCAGAATTCGTGGTTGTCCAGTGCGCGCTCCAGCTCACCCAGCAGCAGCTGCTGTTCCTTGAGTTCGTTGAGCATGGTGGGCTCAAAGCGGTGCAGGTAGCCGCTGTCTGTCGTTACACCGGCGATCTGGGCATAGTTGCACAGGGTGGCGGCATCCGCACCGGGGTTTGCCTGCACGGGGCACACGCCCATTACCACAAAAAAGGTGACATCCTGTCTGCCGGCAGCCATGCACGCCTGCAGCGTGGCAAGCACGGCGGTCTGCTCGGCTTTTTCGTCCGGCAGGCACAGGAAAAAGTCATCATTTCCAAAATAGCCCACAGGATAGCCGGTCTGCTTGCTGTAGCCCAGCAGACAGTTTGCCATAGTCTCCAGCAGAACATCGCCCTTTTCGGTGCCGTAAAGCTCGTTATAAAGCTTGAAGTGCTGGATATCCACAGCGGCAACAGCCCATTCCGTTCCCTGATGGTCGGTCAGGAATGTATGCAGGGCCTGTAAAAATGCGTCCTTGCGGTCGATCCGCTGTAACGCAGCAGATGCCGGTGCGGCGGCATCTGTTTTGGTCTTTCGTTCCTCTGACATGACGATTCCTCACAATTTGGATAGATTTCAATACGGACAAGTCGATTGCGGTCAGTTTGTATACTTTATAATCAGTATAACACGGTTTAAACGTTTTTGAAATAGGTTTTTCACACTTTCTAACAACATTATTCGAGCAAAGTGCAACAAAAATGCCACACACGGCAGTGCCGGTGCGGCATTGGGGATCATTTGGTTTTCTTGTTGTCGTTCTGCGCGGTGTCGTCCTGCCCGGCGCGGTGCAGCATCTCCCGCAATATGGGCAGGCTGCGCAGTTTTTTGCCGTGCCGGAGTTTCGGATAGGCACGCAGCATACGGCGGGGGGCCCCGAAGGGGGGCGGGGCGCGCAGCCCCCAGGGGGCAGCGGAGCTGCCATTGTATGCAATACGCTTGCTGTTACCGCTGGAGCTGTTGCCAAAGTATGCCAGCCTCACACCGTCCTTCGGGAAATAGCCGTTGTCGCTGGTCGTCCAACCAACCTCATAACCAGACAGCAGGAACACTTTGGTGCTCAGGCCGTTGGAGCCGGTGGCAAGGCTGCCGCCGGAACCAGTGCCGTTCTGGTACGGGATTTTCACCTGCTTAATAGCCGCCCGGATGTTGCTGTCGATGAGGTTGTAGAACGTTCCGTTCAGGTATGTGTGGATGCTGGAATCCTTGTAGGAGTTATTGTTGCCGAACGTGGACGTGGTGTAGATGTCCTTCATCAGCAGCCACGTTCCATTGCAACTCGAATCATAGGTGCTGGTATTCGGGTTGCCCTGCTGCACAACAATAAAATCTTTGGACGCGCCGTTGACTTTGATTTTGACAATGCTGCCAACGGCTTTCGTGCCCAGTTTTACGTTTGCCATTGTTACCTCCTTGTTTTCGTTCAGGCCCACGGCATGATCTCCGCGGGCCGCGTGTTCTGCGATACAGAGAGGGACAGGGCTTTGTGCTGCTTCTTGTAGATGCAGCGGCATTGCCTCGCCCGCCGTCTGTCACGCGCGAGTTTGTTCGAGTTGATTTTTCGATGGATAGGGATTTTACAGTCAAGCAATTTTTCGAGCCGGTCAGCGTACTTGCGGCGTAAAGAGTAAGTATCACCATGGGCGGCATGGGCATCCCACGCATCAAAGCTCCGCAGGATTTCCTGCTTGGTCACTTCGCCTGCGGGGTATGCCGTCTCCCAATATCTGATCTTGTTCTTCATCCGCTTGGAGCTATCCCGGCGCAGCTTTTGGATGACCGCGCCGGTGTCGGTCAGGTAGCTATGGAATCCCAGAAAATCAATACCGTTCCGCAGCGGGAAAATGGCGGTTTTCTGGTTCAGCTCAAGGCCGTAACTGTCCATGAGCGCCCGAACATCCCGGAGAATGCACTGCAATTTTTTCTTGTCCGAACAGATGATGTAGAAATCATCCATGTATCGGCCATAGTATTTGATGCGGTACTTTTCTTTGATGATGTGGTCGAACTCGTCCAAAAACATGAGGGCGAAAAGCTGGCTCGTCTGGTAGCCCAGCGGCAAGCCGTCCTCCATCACGTCGATGTAGATGCAAAGCAGCTCATAGACACGCGGGTCAACGCCGCGCTTGTCCAGCACGGCCTTGAGCTTGCGTTTTAACTTCCGGTGGTCGATGCTGGCAAAGAAATGCCGCACATCGCCTTTCAGCACCCAGCCGTCCGCGCCGTGGCCCTCACGGCGGTAATAGTCCACCATGTGTGTTTTCAGGCGCATCAGGCCGTCGTCTGTGCCTTTTCCGGTCTGGCTGGCGTGGCTGTCCCGGATAAAGCTCTTTGTCAGGGCATCATACAGGATGTTATCGACCAGAGCGTGCAGCACCACCTTGTCCACAAATGCGGGGGCGTGTACCATGCGGCGCTTCGGCTCGTAGACGGCAAAGACCTCAAACTTACTTGGCACATAGCGTATCTGCTGCCGAACGCTCCCGTCTGGCTGCCGCACATTGCAGACAGCCAGCTTACGGGAGAGCTTTTCCGTGCAGGCCAGCGCCTGCGCCTCGTACTCGATTGTTTTGCTTTTACTGCGCTTTCCCTTCCGGGCTTCAAGGTAGGCTTTGTAAAGTACCTCAAAGCTGCACAGTTCTTCGTATGTCAAAATGACCCTCCGCTGGTTCGCGTTACGGTAGTGGGCTGCATCCGGCAGGGATGGCCCACCTCAGCGGGATGTATTTATCACTTGCCTGCATCGGCAAGCGACAGGATGCGGTTTCCTTTGATGGGCGCACTGCTTTCAGCTTATGCCTACTCGTCACACGGTTCCATCAGAGCGGGGCGAACACCATAGGAGTTGTTGTACCAGTTGTTGTTGTTGGAGCCATCGGTGTTGACGTTCCAGACGTTGTTGTTATTGTTGGTGTTCGGAGAGCGCAGCCACCAAATGGCAGCGTCAGACAAACAAACCGCACCCTTTATGCAAAGCGGTTGCCCGCTGTGCGTTTACGGTTCCGGGTAAAGGACGGCTTTCAGGGCGGCAGCCTGTTCGGTCAGCCGTTTCCGTTCCGCTTCTGCCCGGAGTTTTTCGGCACGTCCGCGTTCCGACGTGAGCCACTTCATCGCCGGGTATTTTACGTCCGTGACCTTCTTTGTCCAGATACCGGCTTTCTTCGCACTGATGATACCTTCCTCCGTGCAGATGGTCAGGTATTCCAGCAGCAGAGAGCAGCCGTCCACAACTGCGCCGATCTTCTCAACGCGCTTGTCGTAGTCGGTCTGGAAATTGACGTTGTTCGCCGCGTGTGCATCCAGCAGGATTTGCCGGGCAGTCAGCCGGATGCCCTCACCGTACAGCCGGAAAGTGCTTTTGGAAAAGCCCTCCCTGTCCCGTGTGTCGAGTGCATGGACGGCAGTGCCACACACCTTCTGGATGTCGCGCACATCTTCGAGCGCTGCGACTTTCTGGATGATCTTCCGGGCATCGCTCCGGCTGATGTCGTCGGTGACAATGCGGGTTGCCCTCTGGGTGTACCGCAGCAGCTCCCGCGCATTCGCGCCGACCTTGAATGTTTCAGCCATCGTCAGAACTCCACCCTTGCCTGCTCGGCATTCCACGCGCCGGTCACGGTCAGGCCGTCCAGACTGCCGAACGTGGCAGAAAACGGGTTTTTCGTGACGTTCGTGCCGAACTTCAGCTCAATGGCCTTGATGCTGGCGTTCATAGCTGCCACACTGGCACGGATGTCGCTGTGGGCGTTCTCCGCACCGTTGTGAGCGTCCACGGCTGCGCTGATGCGCTGGTCGGTCTCGGCCTTTTTGTAGCCGTCCACTTCCCACCGCTGGCTCTCGGTCAGGTGGCCGTCTGCATCCAGCGTGGCAATGCCGCCCGGAATGCCGATCTGGTCAGTGCGGACAACATCTTCATCCGGCGCCTTGCCGGGGCCTGCGTTAAAAGAACCGTATGCCATTTAGGTTCCCCCTTCCTGTGCATCCGTGTATTTCACGGTGCTTGTAATGTGATACTGTGCAGAAATTTTCTCGGTCGGAGCTTTGGCGGCCCTCAGCCGCAGCTTTCCTTCGAGGCTTTCGGTCGCAATAAAGCCCACCGCACCCGCCACATCGTAAAATTCCGGCAGTACCGTAACATCCACAATGTCGGTAGCCAACAGGCCCGCAATGGGGATGTCACAATAAAAATAGCCGGGGGAGGAATCATCCTCGCCCCAGCCATCGACCGGAATCGTAAAAGACACCGCAGCCGTGACATCCTGCTTTTCGTGCAGGATGTCATCGGTTTCCTCGAATCCGTTTGCCGTTGCTTCGGAAAGGTCTCCGATTGCGGTGTTGCACTGCTTGATGTGGCTGCAAAGCGCGGCAAGCCCTGTGCCCAAAAGCGTTTTGATCTTCGCTTTTGCCATAGAGCTTACCTCCTCATGTCTTAGTCAGCCAGCAGAGCGGCGATCTCCTCTGCGGAGAAGTCCTCCACGTCCTCGTCGTGCAGAACATTCTCCGGCTCGGTGTACACGACGACTTCCTTGCCGTCGATGTTCACATTGCCGTTGGTGGAGCTGGCGGCAGTCTTGGTTGCGCCCTCAGAGACACCGGCCAGCTTTTCGCCCTCGGCATCGCTCATCAGGCGCTTGCCAGCCTCGGCGCCCACGAAGTCTGCGGGCTTCTTGCCGCTGTCGGTCAGATTGCCCTCGCCATCCAGCGCAGCAAAGTTGCCGGTGGTGGCACCGGTGACCTTATCGGCCTTGCCGGAGATGTCCACTTCCTCAGGGGTGGGAACATACAGACCATCATCCTTCAGAACCAGGGCGTTGCCGACAGCAGCGGAAACATTGACCTTGACATCCACCTCATAGCCAGCGATGGTAACGGTGGTGGATGCATCCTTGCCAGTGACCTTGGCCTTATAGGTATCGACCAGAGCGGCCATGCTCAAGAAGGAGTAGGTGCAGGAGTCCGGGTTCTCGCCCTTGACGGCCAACACCATGACCGGCTTGCCGTCCAGCTTGGGGTCGGTGGCGCCGTGGTAGGTCGCAGCATCGAACTTGAACTTGGCCACGAAGGTGGTCTTGGTCTGGTCGAGGAACAGCTCAGAGGGGAAGTCAACGGAGAAAGCAGCAGTGCCGCTCTTGTCGGTAGAGGTGTAGAAGTTCACGGTGTTGCCGTCAACGCCAAGAGACTTGATAGCAGCGTTGGCTGCGGTCTGCACAGGGGTAAAGGCGTCCTTCTTGACGAAAGTCTTCTTGATCTCAGCGGTCAGGTTGCGGATGGTGGTCTTGGTAGAAATCTGCTTAGACATAATAGTGTCCTCCTAAAAATTATTTCAGCATATCAACGATTTCCTGCTGCGTTTCTTCCTCGTTCAGCAGGTCTTCGCTCGTCATAACGGTTTCTTTGCGGACAGTCAGCGCGTTTGCACTGTCAAAGTCAAGGCCTTCGCCAATGCGGACGGCAATAGCGCCGCTCGCGTCACGCTTCAAGCCCTGACCGATGCTTACGCTACCGGTTTCACCCGAACCACCTCCTTTCCCGAACAGGGTTACGGTCGCCTGAATGTCTGCTTCCGGGATGCGCTGAGAAAAGAATCTGATGAAACCATCATGCGTTTCGCACCCGTTCAGGACACCCGCTTTGGTCGTAGTATAGAAGCTGCCGGGAGATACAACGCCAACGGGTACAAGCTCGCTGGTGCTGTCCGACAGTTCTGCATCATAAATGCACTGGTAGTAATCCATACCGCCAGCGTTTTCGTAATCATCCTCGTTGCGGGCGGGCTTCCACCCGTCAGCCGCAAGGGTGAGTTCGTAGGAGCCATAGTAGCCGCCGCCTGTTCCGCCGTCCACCTGCTCCTTGATAAGAGCCTTTACCTGTTCTTCGTTCAGGATTTCCCCGGATTCAGACAGGTTCTTCACGGCTGCGCTGACCGCTGCCGTGATGGTAGTCGCATGGGCACTGGCGTCGGCGTTGTGCTTCTCGATCTCGGCCTTGACCAACTTCATCAACGCCTGCACCTGAGGGTCAACGGCGATGGACATGTTGGCTTCTGCCGAAACAGCCAGCAAAACGGCGATTTCAAACGAAAACTCGGAGTTCGTGCTTGCGGCAGGAACTTCAATGCCGCGCTCGTCCTGCATCAGGAACAGGAGCGTTTCAGTTCCGTCATTCAGGACACCGAAAACTCCGATCTGGTGCATAACGTAGGTATCTGCTGCACCGGTGGCCTGAATGCTGACCTTGCGGGCGGTTTTGCCGTCGTCCGTGACGGTTTCAATGCCCAGCAAGGACAGTTCGTG